GATGGCGTCAAAAAGATCCTCGTTAACATCTTCCGATACCAGAGGATCATCGCTGTCTTCATCGTCATTGTTTTCAACCATCTTAGCAGTCAAAAACTCAACAACCTCTTTGGCGCGATTTTTCAGAGCATCATCAGCATCTTCAGGAAGCTTCTTTCCCTTCAACGCCTCCATAACATCCCCAACGTCACTGGTGCTAAGATTGTCAAATGGCATCGCCATGATCGAATCAAACAATTCATTGTTGACACAATCATCATCCAATGGGCTGACATCTCCATTGGTGCCACTATCGCTGTTCTCGGTAAGTTCCATACCACCACTAAGAACAACAGACTCAGCCATGTTGAAATTGGAAAGTCCCAGTTTCTCCATGTCCTCATTCAAGGAAGATTTGATAACACGCTTTGACATTTTCTACTCCTCGTTCTCTTCGTTGTGTGACTTTGTCTTTAAGTACGCCGTCACGACAGCCATTGTTTTCGCTCGCTCAGCAAGTCGGTCATGTGCATCTGCCATGCGTCCGACATCCTCGGTTCGCATCAATTTTTCAGCCTTGCCGAGCAAGCCACTAACGGCATGCGCTTCAACATTCAACGATTCGCAGATAGCACCAAAAAACTCATTCTGACTATTATCAAACACCATCTTATTGCATTCGTCAACCATCTCGTTTGCTAAATCAGCAATAATAGCTAATGCCTCACGCAATTCACCCTCAAATTTGGGCAATTTTGATCGTGCTATTTTCGCAAACCTAGTAGATGGAAACAAAGACTCAATCTCTCGTATATTCCCATACATAGAGGTTCGTATCTTCTCCTGATTTGCCTCGTACATTGCAAACCATTCTGACTCATCCGCAGCCTCATTAATTTTTTCCAAAACATCCGACACCCAATACGTCTCATCCTTGTCCAATAACTGCGCAACCTCACGAACTCCAGTTCGCGAAATCTCTTTTCCAGAAGATGCAGCCTCTACCATCGTCCTCAATTGACCAGCAATAAAACGCGGGATATTGTCGTCCTCAATAACTGGAATATCCTTTGTCGGCTTTGCCTTTACAACAACAGCGCCATCATCCTCCACCTTATATGTCACCTTCAGCATCTGCCCATCGCCGTCAATGGCATATGCATGCTTCTGGTGTGTCGCCAAAATACGCACCGGAGAGTCACCAAAATGCTCGTCAATTGCCTTCTGCACAACTAACGACTGATGCTCAAGACTTCCCTTAAACTTTTTATCTATTGCAGACCCTTGAATGTACATCTTTCACCTATCACTTTGACATGAAATACTTTTTGATCACAACGTCCGCTATATCTCTTCCAGACACCCTCACCATAACAACGTAAAACAAAAGAGCCGCATTGTTTGGCTGAGCACGCAACAACTTCCCCAGCTTTGGAGATGCCTTGTGCGCGTTTTTCAAAAATAACTGAAATGCTTTCTTTGGATGCATCGCAATAACATCCTGAGCATCAGCCATGTTGTCCTCGCCCCAAATAGCAGGCAAGTCATTACGAGGAATGTCATCTATGGTCGCACGGTGCCTTGTAAACAACGACTTATCTAACGTCCAATCGGATCCAAGCCCATCTTTGAACAAATCCATTGCCTTCTTGCTTATCTTGAACGCGCCAACCCTCGTGTCTGGTGCCTCATCAGGAAATGCCAACGCAGGAGTATCCTTCTGCCTCTCAGCAATAACCCCCTCCAACCTCTCAATCAATTTTCTCATGACCTCACCTATCCAGTGACCACTCGCTTTTTAATTGCCTTCTCAAGCCCGCTTACCTGAGATTCCAATCTCTTAAAACGTTTTATCACTTCCGAGTTGCTTTGACTACTTTCTTCAATAACCTTCTTTAGACCAATCAATTCTTTTCCCATGCTTGACTCAGCAACAGGAGGCTCATCGCCTATCTGAGGCATCTCCTGCAATTGCGGATACAACCTCATTATGTCAGCCTGCGTCCCCGCATCCCGCTTCGAATCAACATCCTGCTCGTCGTCCTTATCACGCTGAATAGCAATAGCATCGTCCAGCGTGTAATGGAATATCTTCTCAAGGATCCAAGGCTTGCTCGCAAAGTCCATCATCGAAGTTGCCAGCGCCGCCTGCGCGTTCATAACCTCAATCTGTTGCATCTCAAAGATCGCAGATGGAATAGTCATCCTGATCTTCCACTCTACAGAATCAGGATCAATGTTCAACGCCGCCATATGAACACGAAGAACCTTGCGCATTCCAGTAACAAAATCACGCTGTATCCTCATGCACACGCGAGCGAACCGCGCATCCTTCTGTGCCAGCGTCCGATCAGACTCAAGATTAGAATCCTTCGGTAACTTCAAGAACCGATCCAGCTTATCCTCAAAATACTGGATGTCCTCCATTAACTGAACGTCAGGCCCAGATAAAACCTCAATACGTGTTGACTCTTTGCCACCCCTTGTAGGGATCCACATGTCTTCCGGTGGACCCAATACATTGTATTTGAAATCAAGTTTTCCAGTGGCAGGATCGATCAGCTTTGTCTTTTTAAAACCACGCTTTACCTTCTTGACAAGAGCCATCGCCTCTCGCGGCGGTAAATCACCAGTGTCTACATAAAACGCAAACCGCCCACCGCTCTTAGTCAGCTTCTGAACAAGAGACATGTCCTCCATCATCACAAGCCGCTTCCAGACCCACCTTGCGCTGTCGAAGAGGGACGACCCATACTGCGACTGCATGTTCTTCCCGCGCAGCCTCCAATGGACAACCTCCCACGGCCTAAAGAAGACAACCTTCCTCTTCTCGTCTTCATCCTTTACTTCAGGAAGACCGCCACCCTTCATCTTATCCACTACAACCTTGTAATCAAAATTGAACGTGCCAGCAGTATCCTGAACAAAACCGATCAACGACCCCTTCTCATCAACAATACGACGCATCGTCGGAGACGGAAGCCAGTTCAACCCAACAACTCCTATCTCATTAACCAATATCTCAGCAAAAAGAGATCCATACTTGCACAGCGTTCTTATAGCAGGCCAAATGTCTTCCTCAATTTTAATGCGTCGATGAAGACAATCATCCACAATATCGCGAATTACACGATCCTTGGACACCCCCCAAATGGTCTTGCCATGAATGCTGTCAGGAACAGTCGAGTTGTCAGCAGCCCTATCCAAACAATCAGTAGTGTTCGGATAATCATCCATGTTCTCATAGTCAGCATAACGAAGCATGAGATCCTGATCGATAGCAAGCAACCCCTGCAATCGGTCATAACCACCTGCGTCTCCCCCGCCTATTGGTGCCGCGCCAGAAGAACCACGAGCCTCATCAGCTAGCTTCTGATCCTTGTCGCCACTAACAAACGTCTTTATCCAATCGCGCCATGCCATATATTATTTCCTGAATTTCCTGTCTATTGCGAACTGGAGTTCGTTTCAGTCACCAATCAAAATTGGCATAAAGTCAGAATCATCATCCGCATCTTCCGCCATTGATCGCGCTTCGTCAATACTAATATTTTCAGCAGGTATCATTCTGCTTACCCAATCATGCTCATGTGCACCCGCCCTTGGAGTATCAGTTCCTAGTCCAATTGGCAAGCGTGCTGATCCCTGCGCCAAACCATATACAACCGCAGAAACACTGTCAGCCTGATCTTTTGAACCGGCCCTCGGGTGGTCAATTTTTCCTTTTATCCTGTCATACTCAAGCAGTTTTAACTCCTCAATAAAAGGCTCATACCTGTGGTACCGTATGCGATCCTCATAGATAGCACGCTTCAATTCATCATATGGAGCAGTTGTCTCATCAACAGAAATTAATTCACAGTGTATCCCCCTGCGCCTGATCTGCTGATGCATCTCAACATACATGTACTTATCAGTGCTTACCCCCATGAAATTGAACCCATGTGCCTGTAACTCGTAAATCAACCTCCTGACATCAGGCAAATATATCTGCTCACCACTAGGTGGGTTGATCCTCAGAATAACATCCATATAAAAATGAGGAGCATAGTCAGTGTACCTATTTCCCTCCCCATCACGCCTCACAACCTCTACCCACCTGTCCACATGTCCGACTGCAAAACCAGTTGAATCCCCAGAAATAGACGTATCTATATGGCACCAACGCAATGCCTTCGGATTAACCACAGGAATAAACCCCGTCTCTGAATATCCACCCGGTATCCTACGCTCATACGACTTGCACAACTTCCCCCACTTGAATTGCCCCGGACCACCAGCCGTCCACTCCCCAACAGAAAAAGCATGTGGTATATTATCATCCACACATTTCTCTACTGCATCCAACCGCTGAATATACGCAGATATGGCCTGCGTAGCAATGCCAGCTATGTCTCGCATCGCATTCTCTAGATCCGTCTCAAAATCTGTCAGATATTCAATCGGAATATCAACGACCCACGCATCATTATCCTCAAGATATTCATCGGTAATAATGTCGTACTCTTCCTCCTCAAGTATCCTCGCCTTGATGGAAGATGTAGAACATAAAATCCAAAACTTCTCCCCGCAAAAATCTGTTGCTGGCTTTGCCGTCCACGGTGTATGATCCCGCACAAATACCTGCGGATCATTCTTGCTCTCTCTCATCTTGCGCTCTGT